TACGGTCTACATTCATATTGTAGTTCATCGTGTACAAATGCCAGTTGATGTGTGTGAAAAGGCTGTAATCGGTCATTTGCTATTACCATCCAACGCTTTGCAACAATTCCTGCCGAGCATTGTAGTAAATAGTTTAGTGCTTTGTGCGGTGAATCGACCAGCACCCTTCGTCCGTCACATGCCAAGAGGTAACCAGCAGTAGCCTTATTTGCAACCGCTCCAAGTAAGTCGGACAGTCCTTCGATTGCAGATACGTAAGCCTCTCTAATCTCTTGTCCCTTTTTACGGGCTTCCTTGGGTTGTAGAGTGTTATCATAACTCATACCTAATTTTTCATTTCCAGCACCATACAAGAAGGCATATGTGACAGTCTTGACTTGGCGTCTGGTTATTCCTATTTTATCTGCGTTTACTTGGTGAATATCATCGTTAAGTAAAATATCGGCGTATCGACCTCCGTCATATCTGCCAAGATAGTGAGCAAGCATCCTCAGTTCGATTCCGCTTAAATCTGCACCTACCATTGTATGTCTTGGGCTGGCAGTAAATAGTTCTCTAAATTCTCTATCCGCAGGAACTTGAGCGAGATTCGGTTTACGATGAGCACATCTAAATGTGTTCGTACTAACCGAGCAGTTGTGGTGTATCCTGCCTTTACTCGTAACAAGCCTGTTCCATGCGTTCACGCCTTCGGATATCATTCCAAGCTTCTTCTTTATCGTCAAACATTTCGCACATGCTTTGGAGAAGGGAATATTTATCTCCATCAATGTAATCTCGTCGATAATTGGTTTCCCAGTCGTTGTGGTCTTGCTCAATTTGACTTTGAAATGAGTCGTCAGAATCCATGCTATGTGGTCTCGTGAAGTTGGGTTAAATTCTTTTATTCGTTGTATTGTACATCCTTCTCTATATCCTTGTGTTGCGTTATCTCGTTTAGGAGTGAACAACGATCCTGCAACGTAAGGGAATTGTCCTCGAAGTATGTCAACAGTCTCTTCCATCTCTCGTCGGAGAGATGACTCAAGTTGCTGAGCTTTTTGTTCGTCAAATGTCCATCCATGAATTTCTTGTTCAGTTAAGATTTCGGCGACTCGGTGCTCTAACCGACACGCGTCAGGTAAGGGCGGAAATGTTCGCATAATTTGGTGGTAACGTTTACATCTTGGACCATGTAGTCCTGCATTTCCTGACTCCACTCTTGCCAATCAGAGTTCTTTCCAAAGTCTCCTTTGTACTCGCCTAATCTGTATCCATAAGCTTCGAGTGAATGTCTGCCATATAGTTGTAATGGCATATGTCGCCACTGTCTTTTCTTATCTATCTCCATCAAATTCGGATGATATAAGCGAGATAACACAAGAGTATCAACAATTGTAGCATGAGTATAAAAGCCATCGCTAAGCTTCCGAAGCACAGCAAGGTCATACCCAATAATATTGTGACCAGCGAGAGTATCAGCTTCCATAATTTGATTGATACCATCCCGGACACTGGGTGTTCCGTCATTTTGATCGTTATATACGTACGTCTTTTCTTCTTTCGTATCAAAGGTGGAAATGCAATGTATCTTAGATACGTCATAAAGTAACCCGTTTGTTTCTATATCAAATACCAGCACTATTTTTTACCGGTATATGTCTTATCCTTAAACTTAGCTTTCTTTTGTGCTTGTTTTGTAGGTGGATTTGGTTTCTTCAGCTCAGAAGTCTGTGCTGGGATTGAAAATTGGCTCCGTAGTTTCATCGTACTTACATGTTTCTTTGTTGTATTTCAATTGACATGCGACACCTACCTCTCCTGAGTAACGATTCTTAAGTACGCGTAGGACAGTTTGGTCTACAGCTTCCGTTTGTTGGTTTCTTTCGAGTCCCCAAACTTCGTCCGCAAGCTGACTAATTGCTGCACTACCTCTCAGTTGACCTAGAGTTACACGTGCTCCTTCTTCATGGTTCTTATCATTTAGTGTTCTACGTAAATGTGAAACCAAAAAAAGTTTAATACCTGTTTTCTCAACTAAACTACGTAATTTAGTCATGGTGGTGTCGATCATCTTTCGCTCATCTCCTTCTAATCCAGAGATCAATATGCTTAGATGGTCCAAAAATATGGTTTTCGTTTCGAGTGCGAGTGCCATATATTCAATGCGACTGTAAATAATATCAGGGTCAGCACTGCCGAAGTGATCATAAAGGAAGAGATTCCAGTCTTTGAGGGTTTTGTCATATGCTTCTTGTAATGTTTCCTTGGTATGTTCTCCAAGATGTAATGCTTTACCAGTAGCTACAGACATAAGTCCAAGAGCTGTTCTTCTGTTTGATTCCTCCAGAGCAATGTACCCGACACGTTCTCCTAAGTCTAGGAAGTGAGTCGCTAACTGCCTTGTTAGGGTTGATTTACCCTGCCCTGTGCCTGCACTGATAACAGTGAGCTCTCCGTATCTGCATCCATGAGTTAGTCTTTGCAATCCAGCAAAGGGATACTCGAAGTCACAAGGGGGGCTGGGGTTGGTAACCAGTTCTAATAATGATTTACCGTCTACGATTCCGTCTGGTTGGTACGGTGAAGCATTCCAGATAGCTTTCCTGATCGCTTCAGCATCATTATTTTGTAACGCGTCAGACGCATCTTTATACGGGTCCGGCAAATGAGCAATCTTAACTTTCCCAGACGGTAAGAGTGCAGCCACTTCTTCCGTCGCCAGCTTACCCGGTTCGTCCTTGTCGAAGCAAAGGACAATCTCGTCATAACCCTGAAAAAGCTGAAGTTGTTTCTGTATGTCTTTTTTAGCTGACGCAGCTCCATGAGGAAGCGAGACATGAGCCCAGTTTGGGTAGGCTTCCCAACCGGAGAGTGCATCGAGTTCGCCCTCGTACACCATAATGCGTTTACCAGTAGAAGGAATGAGAGACTGACCAAAAAGAGTGTCAGTAGTGTTACCTTCATACTTAAAATCTTTTAACTTTGTTTTCGTTTTGAACCCTTGAAGTGTTCTGTCGCTGCTGTAATAAGGGAAGCGTAGAAATTCTCCATCCCTAAAGACTTTGTAGTGTTGACAGGTTTCTTCACTGATTCTCCGTTTTGTGAGCCTTTGGGCTGATCCTTTGAATGTGACATTGGTGGGCATGTTATGTGTGTGAATATCGTCGTTGCTTTTCGTTAAGTTTTGACAACTAAAACAAAAAGTATTTCCGTCACTGTATATAGCTTTCGCATCAGAAGAGCCACACACTTCGCATGGCTCATGTCTTAAAAATTCGCTATCCATGTAGTTTTCTTGTATCTAAGCTTGAATCGTAACGTCCATACTTACCAATAGGTATGTAATTACAAGCCAAAGATTTTCTTGGTACCTTGTTAAACACGAATGACGGGTGAAAATGGAATATGTGACTTGGAAAAAAAAGAATTGTTCCTTCAGTTATTGGAGCTGCGAAATCATCGCCACTATAAACGTTAGGAACTTGGGCTTCTACAAAAAGTCCAGTTTTATGTAATGGGTTTTCAAGTATTAAAGGTGGGTGCTCATCAGCAACTTCATCAAAATAAAAAACTGAAGAATAATATGAGTTGCGATGATTATGTCTATTCATCTGATAGCCATTACTATTCTCAGTTATCCATGAAGCAGTAATGGTCCATTTTTGATCCGGCGTATTTAATATATGTTGGTTTATATAATCCGAAAAAACTTTAATTAATTTATTTTTTACTTTTGGTACTTTGTCTAAAATATTAAAATTTATTCGATTTTCATCATTCTCCGGAATATTTTGCTGCATACCTTTTAATTTTTTTAGGGGCTTACAAAACTCTTCATCCAACTTAGTAACGCAAAGTGGCTCTGCAAACGCTGGTATTATCTTGTAGTTCATTTCAGCCAATCAACTGGTATACAGTGTGCAGCGCACCACATTATGCCGTATCGCTCACACCACTTCGCATATGTAGTCTTTGATTTCTTGGAGATCCTTTTGTATGGATCTTGAAATACCATGCGAAGGTCTATCTTTGGGTTATCTTTTATGACTTGTCTAATCTTGCGCCTACTAGGAGGGTCCCAATACCCCTTCACTTCTAGGATTACACCGTTACTTGGCAATACAAAATCAGGAGTATAGCTGTGCTGAATAGTGTAAGGATAGGACGTTTCCTCATATTCATAGTCAACGCCCAACGTTACTAATAGATCAGCTACTTTCTCTTCAAGTCCTGATCGAAATGCCATTAGAAGTCGTCTTCTACTGAGCTTGGTGTCGTGTCAGGTGTCACGTTTGGTTCTTGTGTCTTAAATCCAGCAGTGCTACCAAATAACTCAGCAGCTCCTTGATCGTCAAGATCACCTGTGTCTACACCTACCTCTGACTGCACACTTACTATCTGTACTCCAGATAACTTGAGTGATGTACCGTAGGTCACGCCATCTCTTAGTATGTATGGCTTCTGAGTAAATCCAAGCTTAACCTTGCTGCCTGAATAAACTGGTGTAGTTTCGTCCTTAATTGGTGTACCTTCAGTATCAACAATTGGAGGTCTCTTTTCATCTGACCAAGAAAACTTGATTAGATACTTACCCTTCGATACCTCTTCCCATGGTGTAGGTTTTAGTGTCGATCTCTTTGGGTTCTTAAGTTTACTCTCTGCCCACTTCAGGCAGTCTGCTCTTTCATCTTCTAGCGTAGAAATTAAGTCTTCTCCTACTACAGCTTTTAATGAATAGCCAAACTTACTTGGCTTTAACACAGCCTGAAAACCTTCAAGGGTTACAGGTTCTGGGGTGACATGTATGTTTCTCATTAACAGAAAAAATATTGTGAATCAATTACGGCTTCTGGTTTCAGATCGCCAATAATCGGTGGTTGTTCTTCAGCTCCTATTGCTAGGGCAAAGTCGGTTAGTGGTTCATGCTCTGCGAACAGGTGCATGTAAGTTTTGCGTACAAGGCTTGATAGCGTACACATATCTGTAGCTCTGCATAATACACTGTCATGTATCAATGCAATGGGAAAGTTGGTTGATGTTGTAGCTAGATGAAGTAAGCTTGCATCTAATGAATGTATTAGATTAGGTGCAGTAGCATTCTTATGATGATTCAGGTCAACACCTGTCTCAGCTCCGGCTATGTGTATCTCACATCTACCCATCAGTTGAGTTTTTATTATAGTTGACTTGTACTTCATTAACTTTTGCTTAACATTGAAACCTGATGGTGTTGTCCATCTGATTTCGCCAGCTCCAGCTCTAAT